CAGCAACTAATGCAGCCGCAAGTGCTTCAGCCGCAGCGACATCAGCTACTAACGCAGCAGCTTCAGCTTCTACAGCATCAGGTTATGTAGCAACAGTTGCTACTTCTGCAACGAACGCAGCTAGTTCTGCAACAGCTTCTGCAGCCTCTGCTGCAACAGCTTCTACTCAAGCAACGAACGCAGCAAACTCTGCAACATCAGCTTCTACAAGTGCTTCTACTGCAACAACACAAGCAACTAACTCTGCAAACTCAGCAACATCTGCATCTGGTTCAGCATCTACTGCAACTACACAAGCAAGTAATGCTTCTACATCAGCTACTAATGCAGCGTCATCTGCAAGTGCAGCAAGTACATCTGCTAGTAATGCAAATACATCTGCAACTAACGCAGCATCATCTGCAAGCGCAGCAAGTTCTAGTGCATCAGCAGCAAGTGCAAGTGCATCTTCCGCTTCAGGATATGCAACAGCAGCACTAGCAGCTCAGACTGCTGCAGAATTAGCCGCTGATAATTTTGATGATAATTATTTAGGCGCAAAATCTTCTGCTCCAAGTGTTGATAATGATGGTTCAGCATTAACTGCTGGAGATTTATATTTTAATACAAGTTCAAATACACTTCAGGTTTATAATGGTTCAGCTTGGCAAACAGCAGCAATAAGTTCTTCTGGATTTGCTACTCTTACAGGAGTTGAAACACTTACAAATAAAACAATTAGCGGTTCTACAAATACTATAACTAATATCAACGCAACTTCTGTTGGTTCAGGAGCTGTAGATAATACGGAGTTTGGTTATTTAGATGGAGTTACATCTAGCATTCAAACACAATTAACAAGCAAACCAAGTGCAGGCTTTGTTATTGCAATGTCAATCGCACTTTAACTAATAATAAAAAATATGGCTCAAGACTTTACAAGATACAAACAAAGATTAATTGGAGCATCTGCTGTTACATTATTTACAGCAAACTCTAATGACACAGTAGTTGGTATATCGGTAGCTAATATAACTACAAGCTCAGTACTTGCTTCTGTTTATATTAATGATGGTACTAACGATTTTTATTTAATTAAAAACGCACCAATTCCTTCAGGTTCAGCATTACAAGTTCTTGATGGTGGTGCAAAAGTTGTAGTTCAATCAGGAGATATTTTAAAAGTTGTATCAGATACAGCTTCATCTTTAGATGTTTGGATTTCAACTGTTGATGCAATTTCTTAACAGGAGAATAATATAAATGCCTTTCATAGGAAATAAACCTTCTGCAGTACCTTTAACTTCTGCGGATATAGCTGATGGTATTATAACATCTGCAAAGATTGTAGATGGTACAATAACAAATTCAGATGTAGCTAGTTCAATTATAACTGGACAAACTGCAGAAACTTCTATTGATGGTGCAGATAGTGTTTTAATTTATGACGATAGTGCTAGTGCATTAAGAAAAATGACTAGAACTAATTTTGTTAGTGGTGTTGGTGGAAATAACACTCCTTATTTTTTAGCAACATCAAATACTGGCACAATAGGAAGTGCAACTTGGACTAAACTTCCATTTGCAAATGAAGTTGTAGATACATCAAATTGTTTTGATACCACTAATTATAGATTTACTTCTAATGTAGCTGGTTATTATTTTGTTTATATAAAAATGTTGTTTTATGCAAATCCAGGCTCAGACAACATGAAAAGTGGATTAGTTTCAATATATAAAAATGGATCAGCAGTACACAATGGAAATAATGGATATTACAGAAATGGTGCTGGTTTGTATTATTTTATGCAACCACAAGTTTCTTATTATGTCTATCTAAATGGCACTACAGATTACATTGAAGCATGGGGTTTCATGGAATCTAGCGGTGGATTAAATTATGATGGTGGCGGTTGTTACTTCATGGCTCACAAACTAATAGCATAAATATATGGCACAGTTATCAACAAAAATAAAACTATACGCAAACAAAGAAGTAGATTTTAGAAATGAAGTTATACTTCAAGATGATAGTAACGGATTAGGTGCTTACATTAAAGAATGGAATTTAGATATTGCTAAACCAACTTTTGAACAATTAAATTTATTAGAAGAACAAGCTAATCAATACGAACAAAATTTAATTAACGAACAAGTTAATAAAGAAGTAAGCAAACAATCAGCACTAAACAAACTTAAAGCATTAGGTTTGAATGATGCTGAAATCAAATCAATCATAGGAAATTAAATGGCAACAAAATTAAAAGCTAGTTTAGGAACAACTGCAACAGGTACTCCTAGTGCAAGTACATTTTTAAGAGGAGATAATAGTTGGGTTGCGGCAGGTGGTGCAAACACTCCAGCTTTTCTAGCTACAACAAATGTAGGAAACACAACAACTGGTGCAGTAACTTTATTTTCTTTTAATGTTGAAACTTTTGATACAGATGGTTGTTATAATAACACAGCTGGAAATTATCGTTTTACTCCAACTACTGCTGGTAAATATTTTCTTTATACTCAAACATTACCTTACAATGTTGGACCAACTTATAATTTAATTGATAGAGCATTATACATTTATAAAAATGGAAGTGCTATAGCAAGATGTTCTCAATTAACAAGTGTAGGAAGTACTTATGGAGAAGAAATGAATTGTTCTGTTATTGCGGAAGCAAATGGAACAACAGATTATTTTGATGTTAGATATGAAGTTAATGTTACTTCAAGTACAGCACAACATGATGGCGGTGCTTGTAACTTTTTTGGATTTAAACTTTTAAGTTAATAATATATGGCACACATACAAACTAAAATAAACTTATACGCAAATAAACAAGTTAACTTTAAAACAGAAGTTAAACTTAGAGATGATTCTAATGGTAATGGAATTTATATTTATGAATGGAATCTTGATATTGCTAAACCAACATTAGCACAGTTAGATGCTTTTGAAGCACAAGCTAATGAAGTTGAAAGACTAAACCTAATTAAAGCAAATAGAGGAAACGAATATCCTGATTTTAGAGAGTACCTAGATGGTATTGTTAAAGGCGATGATGCACAGGTACAAAAATATATTAACGACTGCTTAGCAGTCAAAAATAAATATCCAAAATAAATTATGGCATATATCGGCAAACAACCAACTTCTGGAGTTTATCTTAAACTAGATCCAATAACAACTTCTGCAACAACAACATTTAATTTAACAAATAATGCAGTAGCTTACTTTCCTGGATCAGCTGCTAATTGTTTAGTAACTCTTAATGGTATTCTACAATCTCCAAATTCTGATTACTCAATTTCTGGTTCAACAATAGTATTTGCTGATGCACTAACAAGTTCAGATGTAATTAATTCAATAGTAGTTTTAGGAGATACCTTTGCAGTAGGTACTATTCCAGATGGTAGTATAACAACAGCAAAATTAACTTCATCATTAACTTTAGTTACTCCAACAATTTCTAGTATTATTAATACAGGTACTTTAACATTACCAACTTCTACTGATACATTAGTTGGCAGAGCTACTACTGATACTCTAACAAACAAAACAGTTACAAATCCAACAATAACAAATTATACAGAATCTGTAGTTAGCATTGGTACAGTTACTTCATCAAATACTATTTCATTAACATCAGGCACAGTTCAAACTGCAACACTAACAGCTTCAACAGCTTGTACATTTACAATGCCTACTGCAACAGCTGGTAAATCTTTTATTTTATTATTAAAACAAGCAGCATCTACTGGTAATGGTACAGCTACATTTACAGGAGTAAAGTGGGGAACTTCTGGCTCTCCTACAATAACAGCAACAGCAGGAAAAATGGATATATTAACTTTTGTATCAGATGGAACTAATTGGTATGGCTCTGCTGCACAAGGTTATACTCCATAATGTTTGCTTATAAAAATTCGTTTTTATCTGGTGGTGCATCAGTACCATACACAGTAAATTATTTAATCGTAGCTGGTGGTGGTGGAAACCAAGTAAGTCAAGGTTCTGCCAGAGAATCTGGTTCAGGCGGTGGTGGACTAAGAACTTCTTATGGTTCAACTTCTGGCGGTGGTTCTAGTGCAGAAGCATCTTTAACATTTACAGCAGGAACAGTTTACACAATTACAGTTGGTGCTGGTGCAGGTGGAAAAGCTAATGGTGGAAATAGTGAATTATCAGGAACAGGAATATCTACAATAACTTCTTTAGGTGGTGGCGCAGGTGCAAATTACGATGGAAATTCTGGTAGCAATGGCGGTTGTGGTGGTGGTGGCTGGTACACAGGCGGCAGAGGATATGGAACTGCAAATCAAGGATTTAATGGAGATACTGGATATACAGGTTCTCCTTATGGTGGAACTGGTGGTGGAGCTGGAAGTGCAGGTGGTAGAGACACTTCAGTTGGAGCAGGTTTAGCTGTTTCAATAAATGGTTCTGCTATTACTTATTCAACTGGTGGAGTTTCAAATAACTTTCCAGGTACATATAGAAATTCAAGTGGTGCATCAAATACAGGAAATGGTGGTGGTGGAGCTGGTAATGGTGGTTCAGGAATTGTAGTTCTTCGTATGCCTACATCAAGATATTCAGCAACTCATTCAGGTTCTCCGACAATTACAACATCAGGTACAGATACAATATTAACTTACACAGGTTCTGGGAGTTACACAGCATAATGGCACACTTTGCAAAATTAGGAGTTGGAAATATTGTTGAACAAGTAATTGTAGTATCTAATGATATTGCAGTAACTGAACAAGCTGGAATAGATTTTATAAATAATCTTTATAGAACAAGTGATGTTTGGAAACAAACTTCATACAATGGTAGCTTTAGAAAAAACATGGCTACAATTGGTGGCACTTATGACGAACTAAGAGATGCTTTTATTTTTCCTAAATATAACAAGAGCTGGATATTAGACGAAGAAACCTTGTCTTGGAAACCACCTATTGAATATCCTAATGATGGAAAAGATTATGTATGGAATGAGCCAACTTTATCTTGGAACGAAGTAGAAATTAAATAATTAAAATTTCTTAACAACTAACAAATAACAACATGACAATATTATTAATGACATTAAGTTTTATCGTAGGAGTTTGGTTAGCATGGAGATATGAAAATATATTAGATGATTTCATAGAACACTTTAAAACAATTTATCATGGCAAAGAAAAATAAAAAACTTGTAAGTCAAGTTTCGTTAACAACAATCGATCAAAAGATTTGCGAACTTCATAAAATAGTTCAAGGAAATTCAAACGACATTCAAATTATCAAGGAAGAGATGGCGTATGGCAAAGGTGGAGTTAAAGTTCTGGTATGGATTATCGGAATAGTTGTTACTCTAATTGCTGCGTGGAACATCTTACCATTTAAAAAATAATTGAAACATTACAACAAAGGAATTGCAGCTCACATGATTGCAATTCTTGAATTAGTAGATGATGACCATTTAGTATTCACAAATGTTAATGGCGTTGGTCCAATAGACATTGTTACTGTTAATACAAAAACAGGCAAAGTTGATCTATATGATGCCAAATCTGATCGTGAAAGCAGGCATTACAAAAGACCAATTAATGACATTCAAAAAAAATTAAAGGTTAAACAATTTTATATAAATCTAAAAAAGCGAACTTACAAATTAGGTAACAAAAGAGGATCTATTTTTGCAAATGAACTTACAGACAATAAAAGATCGGATTAAAAAACACGAAGGTTATAGAGATACAATCTATACTGATAGCCTTGGCTACAATACAATTGGCTATGGTCATCTTGTTGTTGAGGATGGATTTATACCTGGCGTTCAATATTCTAAAAAAGAACTTGAAGAAGTTTTTGAAAAAGATTTTGCAATAGCAATTCAAGGAGCAAATAAATTAGTAGGAGATTTTGATATTGATGATGATGCTTTTGGCGTTGTTGTTGAGATGTGTTTCCAATTAGGATTTCCAAGAGTTTTAAAATTCAAATTCTTTTTAGCTGCGTTACAAAAACAAGATTATGAAAAAGCAGCAGAAGAAATGCTGCTAAGTAAATGGCACGAACAAACGCCTTCACGTTGCCAAGAATTATCAAACATTATGAGGAGCTGCGAATAATATGTTAGGATTTATAACTGCATTAATTAAAAATCCATTAACGAGTTTAGTTGTAGATAAAACAGTAAATGCAATTAATCATCATTTAGAAGTTAAAAAGTTAGAACGAATTGCAGAGATTGAAGCTGCTAAAGTTGTTTCCGTTGCACAAGTAGAGGCTTCAGAAAAAAGTTTAAAAGATGAATATCTAACAATCTTTATTACAGTCATTATTGGTATGGCATTCCTGCCACAAACACAGGCTTATGTTATTAAAGGTTTTGATATTTTAAAGCAGGCTCCAGCAGAATTTTGGTGGTCTGTTCTAATAGTATTCTCAGGATCATTTGGAATTAATGTCATCGACAAATTCAAACGATAGCTGCATCTACAAAACAGCTTTTGGCTGCTGTCTAATCAAAGCCTGCAAGTGCCAATCTAAATAAACCAAACAGTACATAAATGTTAAATAAAGCCTCAAAGCGTAAGCGAGTGCTTACGTTCAAATGTTCTTTTTGTGGAACACAATTGGATAGCAACGATACCTTTGTTGTTAGTGCAGAATATAAGCATTTTTGTATTAAAATAAATCCAGGTCATCCTCCAATTAAAGATTGCATGGAAGATTACCGCAACAAAATAAAAGAAGATCATGTACGGAATGAACGCTTACGGCAAGAAGCCGCTATCAAAGAAAAGCAAGAACAAGAAAAAATCAAACAAGAAAAGATAAAAGCAATTCCTGCTTTAGAAAAAAAAGTTCAGGAGTTTAAACAATTTCAAAAACAACAAAGATTACAAAATGAAAAAAGGTTATCACAAAACTAAATCTGGTAAGATGGCTCGCAAAGGTTTGTACTATAATATTAATCGTAGAAAAAAAGCAGGCACAAGCAGAAGCAAAGCTAAATCAACAATATCTAAAAAATCCTACCAATCCTTATTAGGTGGCTTTAAATAAGCTATATCTACCTAAAATTCCTTCCATAAAGACTCCAGGATTAACGATTTAAAGTCGTTACTATACTTGGCTCCTACCTAAAAACAGACTCGATTTTGAGTCTATAAATCAAACTTTTTTAAAAACCTCATATAAGACAATATAATTTTTGGTACAAAAATAACTTGTAAGTAGTGGTACAAATTCTCTATAAGATTTTATAATATTATGGTAAATAATTTGTATAAGGTGCAGTTTATTTTTTTTTTGCAATACAAAAGAGTTACACCACTTTGTACCAAACTTGTACCAGACGATTTTTGTCGTCTAGAAGTCAATGGCGGGGTAGCTCAGTTGGTTAGAGCGCAGGACTCATAATTTTAGTTCGTTCTAGCTTTGTAGTTGTTAAAATTAAATTAGTCGCATCTTTGTTAACTTAACAAAGGAAATAATTAATCAGATAGTTTGTCAGAAAGTATAATGAAATCAAATCATTTTGATTTTTGAATATTTTTTTTAAAACTTTTTGTACCAAATTTGTACCAGAATTTATTAACTTATTTTGTTTAGCAACTCATAAGTTATATTTTTGTAGAGTGCAGGCTTTGTATCATTAAGTCACTTGCCAACTTATCTGAGTGCATTATTAAATTAATATGAACTACTACTTAATAAATAAAAGAAATCTTTGGACCATACAACGTAAGCAAGATCGCAAGCAAATGGCTCCAGGATTTAAGTTAAAATCTGAAGCTAATGATTATCTTGAAAAGCTATTAGCTAAAGATGCAGCACAAACTAAAAATCTTTCAGAGTATAAATTTAAAGAAGAATGGCTTGCCTATTCTAGTAAAAGATTATTGGATGCACAAGATCCTAATAATCGTTTGACAACAGGCGGAGTGCAAACTTACATTGGTCATTATAATCAGAGGATCAACAAGTATATGCCTGATGTTCTTTTATCTGAATTTAATATTTTAGTTTTAGAAAAGTTTTTATTAGCTGCTCATAAAGCTGGACAGCCATACAAAACTTTAAGAAGGCAAGTCAGAGATATTAGAACATTTTTAAGACGAATGAATGTTGAAGGCAAAAAACCATGTCTTGAAGTTTTAAATTTTAAGATACATGAATTTTATGCAATCGTTCCAGCCGATGATGATAAATTTTTTACAAAAAAACCAACTGTAATAAATGACAATCAAGTAAAGGCAATCCTGGATAAACTTAATAATGAAAAAAATAAAGATGCAGAATGCGCTATGAAGTTTGCAATCTTTACTATGTCATTGTTTTTTGGATTAAGAAGATCTGAATTACTTGGTCTTAAAAGATCTCATGTAGATTTAGAAAATGGTTATCTAAATGTTGAAGGCGTTAGAGATCGTAACGGAGCATGGTTAAATCGTACAAAGAACCAAGCTAGCAAAAGAGCTATTGAACTTGATGAACATTCAAGCAAGTTCCTTAAATATTGGTTAGATTATATTAATGAACATTATCAACATTCTCTTTGGTTATTTCCAAGTTTAAGAAAAAGTACATACGGAACTTTATCTCTTAAAAAAGTATCGGAATTAATCTGGACTACTTACGCTGATATGGGGTTGGCTACAATTGAAAGAAGATATGATGGTCATATTAAGGTTGTTGAGTCTTTATTTAAAGGCGCACCTCTTAAAACTTTTAGACATAGATTAGCAACAATGCTTATTAACTCTATGAATTCTGAAAAAACTTTAGATGCTAACTACGTTAAATCAGTTCTTGGTCATAGTCGTTTCCAAACAACTAGCGGTATTTATGGTAATCATTCCTTAGTTGGTACTGCTAAAGAACGTCAGGAAAGAGTAAAAGCAAAACAAAGAGCTTTAAATCACGACACAATATTTAAAAGTTAGTACATACACTAACTCATCGGAGGCTTGGATCGTTAAAATCTGAGCCTCTTAATCAAACTTTTTTTTATATTTTATTAATAAAACGTTACCGCAAAGGTAATCGTTATTTTTATAACAGTAGTTGTAAAGTCTTGTAGCTTTATTATTTTTTGGTAATTTTTTTAATTTACCTTCAACATCCACAATAAAAGAATATTTATTATTTAATTTTATTTCTTCTAAATTTCCACCAATAAAAGATTTAGCTTTAGAGTAAAAAAATTGCTGATTGCCTGCTAGAGTAATTGTTTTTATTTTGTTCATAACGTAACCTAATGTTCCTACTTTCTATCTATTTAAGTACTAACTAAAGTTATTCGTTAAACAATTAAATTGCTTTTTAATTGTATTATTAAAATAAACCAGCAAGCACTCTGGAGTCAAATTTATTTTTATTTTGCTTTATTTTTATTGGATTTGGCAAGAACTCTTGTACCCAAAAATTGCATATAAAATTTATATACAAAATAATACACATTACTTCTACGATTTTTTTTTCTTACGAATAGCTACTTTAGAACCATCTTTATACAAGGTGTAGAAATTTCCTCTACCATCACCATAGTAACCTGTTATGTCTTTTTTAGTCTGTCTTAAATTTTTCATTAATTTCATTTAACTTATCCTCTAAGGAGGCAATTATTTGGTTCTTATCTACAATCATCTTCTGTAAATTCTCATTCTCTTCAGCTAGCCTTTGAAAATCCTCTAATTTTATTTCAATCATTTCACTCATAATCTTCAATAATCTCAACAGTATCTCCAGGAACTAAATCATATTTACTGTGAGGCTCCTCTAATTGAGCTATCTCAGCTTTAGTTTCCTTTAGTATTTGTTTAACGTGATCTTTAGTTTGGTCCAAAACTACAGATAAATTAGGATAATTCTGCGGATATATTCCATAAATGTATAGATCACTTATAGATGTCATTAACCTAGACAATCCTTGGTATTGTTTTTTTAATCTTAATATCCTGCTGTCGTATTCAATCATTATTTTTCCATAGTAAATACAGTAATAGCATCGCCGCTATAAAAAAAATTTCAATCCAAAGAAGGTTTTGTACTAGTTCCAACATCTATTGCCTGTTTAATTTTATATTTAACGTTGAAAACTTTTAGGTTTAAAAACGTTGCATTAGTTATTTTTTTACCTTCTTCAACCTGCGCTGCAGCTTCATCTGGATATTCTTGCTCCAGGATAAAATCACAATTGCCTGTTGTTGTTTTCACAATTACTGACATATCCTTGTTACAGAGCTTGCTGCTGTTTTAGTTACAATGTTACCTTGGTTATTAGTAAAGCTAGTAAAAGGCATATTATCAGTCATAATCATCGCTAATAATTTTTCGTGTTCGCCTTTTCTTACTTTAATATAAACACACCATTTGGCACTTACTTCAGGATGTTGTTTTTGAAATTCAATCTCAACATCATCAACTCTAATTATTGCCATTAGCAGCTCCTTCATATTTAAGATGTAGCGTTGTGTTGTGATAATCTTTAACAGATACATTTTTTGAAAGATCCGCCATCGTTGCAAGATTAACAGAGCCTAATTTAAAATCTTTATCTGAAGTGTTAAAAAAATTAGCTTCAACCAACTTACTCATTATTGCGATGTAATCTGGATTGATTAAATTTTTAATTTCTTCTTTAAAAAAATCAGCAAATTGTTTTAATCTAAATATAGTTAAAGCATTAATACCATTTTCATATTTATAGATTTGCTGATAAGCGACACCAATTACTTCAGATACAGCAGTCATACTTAATTTTCTTAAAACTCTGCAGTATCTTAAATTAGCACCGATCATTTTATTAAATGGATCTTCAATACTTTCCATCATCTTTTTACGCATCTTTGTTCTCCTGGTTGTTTGGTTTATTTGTTGTGCTTTCAAAACAAGCAGCTGGAAACTCTTTAAAAGTATTACCTATTCTTAAAAAGTAGCCTGGGATGTTATTGAAATTTTTTATGTACCAAGATGTACCGATTATATTTTGACAGATACCTGTTGAATTATCTTTAAATCTAGCCTCACCAATGATGGTCCTGTATCTTCTTCTAGGCATCGGCAGCCTCATTAATTTCATCTAAAATATGCTGCTGCTCAATAATTCTTGCTGCAAGATTTGAAATTAGTCTGCGTGCAGTAAAGCTATCAAAGAACATTATATCGGCATATTCTGCAAGTTTTTCTACATCTTTGTTATCTATTGGATGAAGATCAAAATCATTTAAGTTCATTAATGCTTTCATTTTTTTTTGAACAATTGTTAATTCTTGTTCAATTTGAATTAACTGTGCGTTTTCCTTACCAGGAAATAAAATAATATTATCTAAAATTTTGGTCATATTTTTTTAAATATTTTGTATATTGTTTCATTATTTTATAATCAGATGTTGTATCTTTATGAGATAATTCCAAATTAATTTTAAATTCTTTATAGTTCATAAGAGTTTTTAAATTTGTTTGTAAATTCTTTAGTTTCATTTTTTTCATGTAACTGTCTTGCTTGTTCCAAATAACTTTGTGCATCAATGTAACTATCTTCTTTAAATTTATGTGAGGCTCTTACTAATTTCGCTGCTGTGTACATTAAGCAAACTTGATGAGCCATAATTTCTGTTTTTAATATTTCAGAAAGAAGTACGGACCAGACTTTAGCAATTGATTTCATATTGCAATCGAATGATCCATACTCCAATTCTTTTATTTTTCTTATGGAGTTCAATCTTTTATTTAGATTGTTTGTTTCCACTCTTACTCCAATCTTTGTGAGCCTCTTTAATAAAGAACTCAATTGTCTTACTCATTGATATTGGCAGCTCAAATCTTTTAGCAGCCAACTCTTCGATCTTTTTGTAAGTTTCAATGTTGATCGCTATTGATTTAAACTTATCTGGATCCATTACATCTTCTCCAATTCATCTGGGTTAAAAGATGTTTGTGCAGTCATTGTGTTTCCTGCAGCATCAGCAAGCTCAACTCTGTGGAACCAATAATATTCAGATCCTTTTGGCATTTTACCTTCGCCATTAGCAATCGATTTATAAGCACCAAATCTATATTTCACTCCAGCAATATCTATTGATCCAGAGAGATCATAACTGTTTGCATTTTTTTTATCAGATTTAGGAACAGCAATTCCTAAATTCTTTTTTTTAGTATCAACCATTAAGGTTAACTCCTTTGTTTGTTAGGTTAGTTTTTACGACTGTAAATTTTTCCATAAATCTTTTGTAAGATAATGGATTATGCACTTTCAATTTTTCGAAAGCTGGTTTGTAAGTTGACAGCCATGCTTTGTAGGCTCCAAGATGACTAATTACTTCAAGCTCTGTTAAAGCCTTTTGTAGTTGTTTATCTTGCTGTTCGATTGCCAGACTAACTTCTTCAGCAGAAGCAATCTGATCGTTTATTATTCCAAGAAATGCAAGCGCACGACCTACTGCAGAAGTTTCTGCATTTTCAAGCGCACTTGTTTGGTTAATTCTGGATGCAGATCTAAATTCTTCTGCAAGTCCTGTACTAACGTGCTTTCCTTCAAGGAATATATCCGCCTGGACAACAGCTTTTTCGTTATCCAAATGAATTATTTTTGTTGTTATATCTAATTCAATGCCTAAATTTCTGCGTGCTATAGCAAGTCTATGTGCAACAGTTGCATAATCTTTGCCGTGAATAGATATGGTTTGACCATTCAATGAATTCTTAAAATCACTAATGGTTTTTACTAATTTATCAGCCATAAAATTAAACCTCCTGTTGTTGTTATTATTGTAAGTGCTAATAAAATTTTTTGTCGTCTTAACTTTTTACGCAGCTTTCGATCTTCTAAAATTAATGAGCCAATATAATTATACATTCCATAACCTCTTAGCTTGCTCGACAAATTCTTGACCAATGTTCCATTGAAACGGATGATCGAATTGCGGATCCACATCTTCAATTAAATTTTTCTTAATTTCATCAACACTTAAATCTTGGTATCTTGTAAATAAACGTTCTCTTCTTTTTGCTACATTTAAAATATATTTAAAATTCTTTTTTAATCCTTCAGCTGTAAGCCATGGACAATTTGTTTCATCAAAAATTGCAAAGTCTTGTTCTGATACATAAAGAAGTTTAATTGGAACTTCATAATTGTAAGCAGCAGCATAAAATGAAACTTGAATTAAATGCGATTGAGAAGGCAAGGCTGGACATTTAGAAGATACAAACGACAAAGTACCATCTTTTTTTATTTTACCTGGTCTTGACCATGAAGTCTTTAGTTCAAGGAGAAAGGAACCAGCAGGCTGGGGTATAGGAGAAGAAATGCCTGTTGGAAAAGACTTGACTAAAGATCCAAACTCAAAATCACTTCTTCCGATAATGTCAAGAAAGAGAGAAAAAACATTACCTGAAATTGTTACATGATTTTCGCAAGTTACAGGACCAGCCTTACCTAATTTTCCAATTGCTTGGAAAGCGTTATCAATTGTACTAGGAATTGTGTTTAGATAATGATCTTTTTTTGCTTGATCTTTATCATTCACAGGCTTGTACGTTTTGAATTCATCTATTGCAGCTCTAATTGCAAAATCTTTTTTTAATTTTATATGATTAGTAGGAGATAATTTATTTGCAGAATTTAACTTCCATAAAATATCCGCATAGTGCCATTGAAGAGCATTGTTAACACAAACTCCTGCAGCCATTTGTGCGTTGCCTTCAAATAATCTTCGAGTAGCTTGATCGCAAATTACATATTTATAAATGTATGGACCATCAGGCATTAAAGTCTGAGTTGGTGAGTGATGAGTTAATTTTAATTTTGCAGCAAAAGTTGGAAGTTGATTTTTAATTTCCGCAAGTGGATCTAAAATTTTATTTTCTGAAATTATATTCGTGTTTGTCATAACACGAGATATAAACTGCTAGTCTAAGATGTCTATAGAACTTGTCAGACTTGACTATGATTTGTCCGCAAAGGCTCTTTTGTCTATAACGGCTGATATGGCAGTATTGGCACTTTTGTTTGTTCTCTTTTTTTGTCTTTGTAACCACATTTCAAATTTATCCGCAGGATAATGAGGTCTATTACAAACTATAAAATATTCTGGAACATCACCTTTATTGGCTTTTGGATTTTCTCGCATGGTTCTTAAAGTGCGCTCATCAATACCGTACAGTCTTTTAATTTTAGATGGTTTTAAAGCAACGCCTGTAAATTCATTCATGCTGTTTTTTTTCTCTGAATAGTTTTAATTCCATCATCTAAATTACCAAGCAAACTTTCATACTGATTTAAAACTTGTTGGTATTTCTTTTTTACCTCTAAACCTTTTTTGTGATCCTTAATTCCAAATAATAATTTTTTTGTTTCTAATAAAGTTTTTTCAACGTTGTCAATTTTTTCTTGGATGTCTTTACGCAAAATTGCGCTTTTAACTCTATTAGATTTTTTTGTAATTATTGGATCAACAATTGCAACTACAGGTGATACAAACAAAGGATCAACAATATCTTCAATTACAATTTTATTTTTTGAAAAAGGATCTGGATTTAAAATATTTATTTTGCCACGAGCATTTTCATAAATACCGTAGTAATATCTTATTTCATCTATTCCAAATTCTTCATGTACAAATTTTTTACCAATAATAACTAATTTACCGTGATAGTTTTTTGTATCGCTACCTTTATAATAAAAAATTATGTGATTATTATAAACTGAACCTCTGCTTAAAATTTTAATTGCTTTGATAGATGGTCTGTAAATATCTCTTGGTACAGTAACTGTTTCGTTATCGTAATACCAAATTTCTCCTGGAACGTAATTATGTTCTCCAAATTCATTTCCTGATAATAAATCTACAGCTCCCCAAACTTCACAACGCAGCTCATTAAATAATAAATCTACAGGATCGCAATTTAATATTTCTGAATAATGTATTGCTTGATCGATAGATATATTTCTTTTGCCTCGAACTTCTTTCCAAACATTTGAAAAATTTTTATCAGCTTTATCTGCAAAAGATTTATCATCAAAATTATTTATGTGTAATTGTGTACTTAGCTGTTCTGCTGTATCTGCAATTGAAAAATGGCTGCTTAATAATTTTTTTTGGTATTCACTTTTTTCAAAAGTCCACTCACTAATAAAATTTTCTTTGTTTTTAATAAAATCTAAAGCTAAAATTTTTCTATAAACATCAATAGAATTGCCGCTGACTTCATAATTCCATGTCTTGCCTTTGTAATCTTCACTAATTTTTAAAGACCAAATATTAATTGAAACTGTTGCAAATGTTCCTGTTTGAATTCCTGGATTTTTTTTAAATGATATAAAGTAATCGAAATCTTGTGCCGACATTAATTCTAGTTCTGTTGGCTGCGCTGGTTTCCAGATATTTTTTAAAGCTATTTCCATAGATATATAAGATTATATAATTTAGACCATTTCTATAGTCAAGTATGACAAAAGACTTGACAGGCTATCTGGGTAAATTATTGAGGATTTGCGATGAATTTATACGGATTAAATAATGGCTAGAAATGAGTTTTATAGCGTAACACGCACTCCTGTAAGCATTTGGCACAGAAATCAGCATGATTTGATTGCCGCAACGGATATTGATTTATGCGAAATATGTCCAGCTTGCGCTAAAATCCTTGTAATTAGCGACACAATTTACAATGTGGATGGCTCATTTAGAGGCAAATCAGAGTGGCTGCAAAGACCATACAAAGAAATAGCCAAATGTTTAAATATTCCATTTTGGGAGGTTTTTTACACAGTCAATGAATTTGACGCACAAAGACCAATTGTAGAATTTAATATTCGAAGAATTTATCCAAATCCAACAAACGATTTAATTAAATTATCTCCAGACGAATACCTGCAATACCTGGAACATAAAGTTCAGCAACATATTCCAGATTGCAAATCAAAAAAATATTTAAAAAAAAGAATGAACACACCGACACAACAAAACAAAACATTAGCAAGAAAAAATAATTATGAAAGATTATTATCCTAGCTGCAAAGCGTTAATAACAAATTTAAAATTAACAAATCAAGAATTTAGAATTTATCAATATCTTTGCTCTCAATATAATTTACGAAAACATGAGCCGTTTGTTCGAATTGTAAATATTGCAGGATTTTTTCAAATATCAATCGCAACAGTTAAAGAAATATTATCCAGGCTTGCAGAGCTGGAACAGGATCAAAAAAAATTACTTACAGTTAATTTTAATGGAACTTATTTAGAATTTGAAATGCCGTATTACAAATCTTTTTTAGAAAATTTAGGATTTAAAAAAAATAATCTTGCGGCTGGTTTTAAAAACGTACAAAATAAATTAAAAGAATTAAATTCGCAGGCAGATACTAAAATATATTTATTTCCTAAATTAGATCAATTTGATTTGTCTGAGGCTTTGCGAGATATGCCAGATGAAGATTTTGATAAAATAAAGCCAAGTCAATTAAGATTTCCTTGGGTATATTATGATGAAAAAACTAGACGAACAAATACTCAATAAAGAATTATATACAGAAGTTCAGCTTATGATTTTGCTGGAGGATGCTGTTTATACTGAAAGATTTATATCAAAACCTAGTAATCGCAGAGTTCCTGCTATGTATAAGATTATAGAATGTTCTTATGATGAACAGGATTATGGATATTATATTGCATCATACAAAGGCAGAGCAACGCCAAGGCAGCTCACAAGATATAATTTTGCGGTTGAAGTTATGCTTATGATAAAATCTGATGTTGATATTGATCCTGTATTTGCAAGGAAATTGCTATGGATGAAAGCAAATAGATTTCCAATGACAAAGTTAGCAAAGATGTTTGGTTATCACAGAACTACATTAAAAATTAAATATCAGACAATATTGGAACGATTAGTTAAAAAAATAAATTCTACATTTTCGTTTGACAGACTCGACAAAATTCTTTACAAATATTGATACGCTCATCGTATTATTTATTTCTCACACACATCATAAATAAAGTTATTATCCTAGCCTATACAAATAAGCGAACAGCTGTAAAATAACAGTCTGTTGTCAACTACAGTTCATCTATGCGCTGTTGTTTATTTTTTAAATAAAAAGTCTTGCAACAGGATAGTTAAGAATAATACTCACAACAGTACTTATGAAGAAGATTAGAGTTGATTGCGAAACCATAAACAAACAAAATAAACTTCCTTGCAAAGCTCCAGGAATATTATGCAAGAACGGTAATATTCGTTGTAGAGTTCATGGTGGATATTCCACAGGTCCAAAGTCTGCAAAGACAACCGAAGGTAAGATAAAATTATTAAAGAATTTAAAACTTAAAAATTATGAACGAATTGCAACTGACATCAGAAATAGAGAACTCAATCATAACTCAATTGATGAACGGAACACCATTAACCAAGATTTGCAAAGCCAAAGATAGTCCAAGTTTATCTAAAGTTTATAAATGGATTGCAACTAACAAAGAATTCGCTGATAAGATTTTAACTGCAAGACGCATTGGAGCGCAAACATATTTAGACAGTATGATTGAAGAGCTTGAAGGCGCAGACAATCGCAACATACAAGTTGTTAGAGAAAAATTACATCACTATCGTTGGTTAGCCTCAAAGCTAATTGGTATCTATGGTGATAAACAAGAAATTAGAACAGACAGCAAGATTGAAATTACTTGGAATGTGCCAGACGTTAACACAAATACAAATACGAATGTGATTGATGTGAGTGTAAGTCCAGATGATATTAGTTTAAATAGTTCGGTAGTGCGCACATAAAAACATATTCTCGCACGCATCAAGAGGTTAGGAATTTAATAAGTAATTAATAGTTTTTGTACCAGACTTGCACCAATATATTAAATAGATAAGGCAATCCGCTACAGAGTGTCGGCTAGTCAAGCTAATGACTGTTTTTCGCCAGGCAAATTACGTTTTTTCTGTGGTACTACACCTCAAAATCGTGGGTGCGGTCTGTATGCGATAAATTACCGATCAAACAAATGAACGAACGAACACAGTCATTAATGAAATATATTTTAGATAAATACAAAAACATACAAGCGGTTACATTCTCAACGCATAATAACGATCTTGTGATTAACTTCTCAGGATTTGAATGTGAAGAAGATTTAAAAGACTTTGCAGATTTTGTATTTACCAAAATCAAAATGCAATATGTGGATCTGCACAAGATGCCTAGCATTCACTAATGAAAGTTGTTCTACCTTATACACCAAGAAAACAGCAAGCCTACGTTCACGATGAACTAAGCAAATACAGGTATGCGGTTCTGTGTTGTCATAGAAGATTTGGCAAAACAGTTTTGTGTATTAATCATTTAATTAAAATGGCGATGACGAATAGAAATCATCAGCCACGATATGCTTATATTGCACCGACTTATAGTCAGGCAAAGAAGATAGCCTGGGATTATTTAAAACATTTTACCGACAAGATACCTGGCACTAAATATAACGAAACAGAGTTACGTTGTGATTTGGTCAATGGAGCCAGAATAACTTTATTGTCATCTGAAAATCCTGATAGCATTCGAGGAATATATTTAGATGGCTGTATTATTGATGAAGCTGCACAAGTTCAAGCTGCTTTAATAGATGAAGTTATTACTCCTGCGTTATCGGACCGCAAAGGATTTATGATCCTAGTTGGAACGCCTGCAGGTATGAATAATTTATTTTACGATTATTACCAAAAAGCTCAGTCAAATAAGAATTGGTTTTTATATAAAGCAAAAGCCTCTGAAACAAAGATAGTTGATAAAGAGGAATTGCAAGCCGCTCTCGGAGTTATGGGGGTTGCTAAATATAACCAAGAATTTGAGTGTTCTTTTATTGGTAATATTAAAGGCTCTATTTATGGAGAACTACTAGGCAAACTTGAAGATAAAAAACAAGTTGCCTCTATTCCTTATGATCCTGCTTATCCTGTAAATACTGCCTGGGATATTGGATTTAGTGATAGTACATCCATAATATTTTTTCAGCAGATCGGACACGCTATTCACATTATTGATTACTATGAAAATAATAATCAGGCGTTTCCACACTATGCACAAGTCTTAAAAGAAAAAGATTTTGTGTATGAAAATCACTACGCACCACACGATATAGAAGTTACAGATTTTGCCTCTGGTAAGACCAGAAGAGAAGTTGCTTATCAAATGGGGATTAGATTTAGAGTAGCACCAAAAATTCCGTTAGAAGATGGAATACATAGTGTCAAAATGGTTTTAGAGAGATGTTTCATTAATATTGATAACTGCTCTAAATTAATAAATGCACTACGTCATTATCACCGAAAGTATAATGACAAAGACAGAGTATATAAACTTTCAGTAAATCACGATTGGTCATCGCACGCAGCAGATGCTTTGCGAACCTTAGCCGTTGGTTTGCAAGAAGTTAAAATTTTTAACAACACCAGCCGACAACAAGTGGCTGATAACCAATTTAATATATTATGAGTTTTATTTTTGGAAAACCAAAAATGCCAGAACCTCCAAAATTTATAGAACCTAAAGTAGAGGCGGTTCCAAATTTTGAAGATGTAAAAAGAAGAGAAGCAGAAGAACTTGCTATGCGTGAGAGTATGGCTAGAAGAAGAGGTAGACGTTCTACAATATTGACAGGTACAGGACTTACAAGTTCTCCTGAATTAGATAATAAAACTTTATTAGGCGCTTAGTAATGGGGTTAGGAAAAAAGATTGTTGATATAATGCAACAAGCTAAAGCAATTAAAAAAGTTGAAGAAGCAGCAAAATCTACACCAGCTGCTAAAGCAACAGCAGATGATAAATTACCAATGTCAAAAAGAAGAACAAGATCTTTGCAAAAACAAAGTCAGTTAAATAATCAAACAACTTTACTAGGAGGTTAATATGGGTGGACCTGTTCCAAATCCGTTTAAATCAAAACCAAAAGCACAAGAGCAACCGCAAGTGCCAGCACAAATGGAAGCACCAAAACCAGCTACCGTTCCTGCAGGACCAACTGCTGTCGAAATGACAGATCAAAGATTGATCGATGCAAGACGCAAAGGCAGACGTGCAAATGTTTTGACAGGCGTTACAGGACCTGCAGACACATTGTCTTTAGGTTATAGATCTTTACTTGGATAAAAAATGCAAGAACAAAATTTAAGAGATCTCTCACGAGATTTAAAAAGAAATTTGTCTAGGCTAATGGAGCAAAGAAGCAACTTTGAAAGCCATTGGCAAGAAATAGCAGACGTACTGCTGCCTAGACGAGCCGACATTACAAAAGAACGAGCAAAAGGCGACAAGCGAAACATAGAAATATTTGATGGAACAGCCATACATTCGCTCGAACTTTTGGCAGCTTCACTACATGGAATGTTAACCTCATCCGCAAATAGATGGTTCTCTTTAAGATTTAAAGAGCCAATTCTAAATGATGAGGATGAAGCGAAAGAGTGGTTGGATGATGCAACAAATAAAATGTATGTAGCCTTCAACCGTTCTAATTTTCAGCAAGAAGTTTTTGAGTGTTACCATGATTTAATTGCATTCGGTACCGCTTGTCTAATGATCGAAGAAGATCGAGAGGACATCGTTCGTTTTTCATCAAGACACATAAAAGAATTATACATAATGGAAAATGACAAAGGATTTGTTGATACCATTTATCGTAAATTTAAAATGCCAGCTCAGGCAATTGTTTCAAAATTTGGAGCAGAGAATGTTAGCACTTCTATTCAAAACGCATTTAAAAAAAATCCATTTGACGAAATATCTTTAGTTCATGTTGTACGACCAAGATTAATGTACGATGAGAAGAAAAAAGATAAAAAGAATATGCCGTTTGAAAGTATTTATTTTGAATACGAAAGCGGACATATTATTTCACAAGGAGGATTTAAAGAACTTCCTTACGTTGTACCAAGATATTTAAAAGGTTCATCAGAGATATACGGTAGATCTCCTGGAATGAATGCTTTACCTGATGTTAAAGTTTTAAACAAAATGGTTGAAGTATCATTAAAGGCTGCAGCTAAGATGGTTGATCCACCATTATTAGTTCCTGATGACAGTATGATTTTGCCTGTTCGTACAGCTCCAGGCTCATTAAATTATTATCGATCAGGCTCACGAGATAAAATTGAACCATTACAAATAGGTGCAAACTCTCCACTTGGAATTAATTTAGAAAACCAAAGAAGAGATGCGATTGCAAAAACTTTTTATGTAGATCAATTAATGATGTCTAGTTCTAATCGTTCTATGACAGCCACAGAAGTTACGGCTCGTAATGAAGAACGAATGAGAATTCTAGGACCAGCATTATCAAGATTACAAAACGAATTATTGCAGCCAATGATTATTCGAGTGTTTAATATTATGTTAAGAAATAATTTATTTGTTCAAGCTCCACAAATGCTTGCAGGTCAAGAAGTGGATATTGAATATGTATCACCAATGGCGATTGCACAAAGATCCCAAGAACTACAATCGATTATGAGAGGACTAGAAGTATTTGGCTCTATTAGCCAAGTATCTCCTGTAACAGATTATATTGATGAAAACGGTCTAGTTAAAACCATTATCAATGTTTTAGGATTACCTGCGAAGATGATTAGATCAGATGCGCAAGTAAGACAAAAAAGAGAGCAACAAGCACAACAACAACAAATGCAGATGCAAATGCAACAAGAACTCGCTGGTAGCGAAATTGCAAGAAACTCTGCACCAATGGTGAAAGCTCTCAATGGAACACAACAACAACCACAATAAAAAATTTCTCGAACTTGTTGCTGATTACAAAATTGTATTCGGTAGCGATGAAGGAAAACGAGTTTTAAGCGATCTCGAAAAAAGATGCCACGAGTTTGCGACTACTCATCAAAAAGGTGATAGTCACGAAACAGCCTACTTAGAAGGTCAACGCTCTGTGCTTATCTTTATTAAAAACGCTCTTAAACAAACTAACAGTTAAATAAATGGAAAATCAGACAACTGCTCCTGTAGCAACAGGACAATCTGATGTTCAACAAAATGTTGCTTCATCAGTACAAGCGCCAACAACTTTAGCGCAACCTGTATCTACACAGGCTAAACAGGAAAATAAAATAGATTTTAAAACTTTAATTCCTGAAAGTTATAAAGAAGAAAAATCATTACAAAATTTTAACGATATGGAAAGTTTTGTAAAAAGTTATCTGCACGCACAAAAATTAGTAGGAATGGATAAAATTCCTGTACCTAATAAATATGCAACAGATGAAGATTGGCAAGCCGTATTTAAAAAATTAGGTGCGCCAGAAACTCCAGATCAATATAAATATTCTTTTAAAGATGAGGAAGTTGATCCAAGTCAGTTAAAGGAATTTAATCAAGCTGCACATAAATTAGGATTACTTCCTAAACAAGCAGAAGGATTAATAAAATTTTATAATGAGCTTAATCAAAATTCTGTACAGCAACAAGAAGCACAAGCTGCAACTGTTAGACAAGAAGCAGAATTAAGTTTAAAAAAAGAATTTGGACCAGAGTTTAACAAAAGACTTGACCAAGCTAAAAGACTTGCAAGTTCAACTTTAGGTGCTGAATTTTTAAATAATACAATTTTACAAGATGGCTCCAGACTTGGTGATAATGTTTTATTAGTAAAAGCATTTTCACAACTTGCAGACAAATTATCTGAAGATGAGATTGTCAAAGGTGAAGGTTCTGGCTATCAAACCGCAACTGAAATCCAAAGAGAAATAGATGCTCTTATGGAAGAAGGTTCTCCATATTGGACAAGCGGTCATCCTAACCACAAAAGAGCTGTTGAAGAAGTTTATAAACTTAGACAGTTATTAAATGGTTGATAAAGAAATTCTAACCGAAAACGAAATACGCCTGGAATGCTTGCGTCTAGCTGTTGAATTCGCATCTGAAAATGTGAAGCTAGATCCAATTCCTGTGGCACAAACATATTTCGATTGGGTAATGAAAAAAAATTCTGTTGAGAAAATCCGCAAGGATCTCAAAGATAAACGATGAAGTGTAATCGCTAAATACACAGGCAAGATCCAGATCTTCTGGAAAATCGAACCGACTAATCAAAACTTAAACTAACAATAAGGAGATTGACAATATGTCAAACCAAATAACTACAGCTTTTGTACAGCAGTATTCAAACAATGTACAAATGTTGTCACAACAAAAAGGTTCGCTTCTTAGAGGTACTGTGAGAGTTGAAAGCGTTGTAGGAAAAAATGCTTTCTTTGACCAAGTTGGTAGCGTAGCTGCCGTGTTAAGAACAACACGACACGCTGAAACGCCTCAGCTGGACACTCCACATTCACGAAGAAGAGTATCTTTGGCTGATTATGAGTTTGCTGATCTTATCGACAATCAAGATAAGTTAAGAACTCTAATTGATCCAACATCATCTTATGCTTTAGCTGCAGCTTATGCTTTAGGCAGAGCGCAAGACGATGTAATTATAAGCGCTGCAACAGGAACAGCATTCACAGGCGAAACAGGTAGCACATCTACTTCTTTCACAGCTGGTAATGCAATTACTGAAGCATCAACAGGCGGATTAACATTAACAAAATTAAGAAGTGCGAAAAAAATTCTTGATAGTGGTGATGTAGATCCTTCAATTCCAAGATATATCGTTGTTGGTCCACAACAAGTTATCGATTTACTTGGAGATACAAACGTTACAAGTTCTGACTACAATACAGTTAAAGCTCTTGTGAATGGTGAATTAAATACATTCATGGGTTTCAACTTTATTATGTCGAACAGACTTTCAATTGCTAGCAGCAAAAGAAAAGTGCTTGTGTACACACAAGACGCAATTCTTATGGCAGTTGGACAAGACATTATGACTAGAATTGATGAGCGATCAGATCGTGGTTACTCAACACAAGTTTATGTATGTCAATCCATCGGCGCAACTAGAATGGAAGAAGCTAAAGTTGTATCAATCGAATGTTACGAAGCATAGGAGGAATAAAATATGGCAACAGTATATTCAGTTCAAAAAACTAAATGGAGTCAGAATGTTCCTTCAGAAAACATCAAAACTAATGAACAAAGCGGCAAAGTAAGAATTGCTTTCGCACAATACGAAGCAAGCTCACTTCAAATCGCTGACGTTATTCAGTTCTTTAACCTACCAAACGGTGCAAGAATTCTTGACGGTTATTTAGCTTATGGTGCTTTAGGAGCTTCAACTACATTATCAATTGGAAATGCGGCTTATGTAAATGCAGCAGGAACAGCAGTCGCTGCTTCAGCTACATCTTATTTAGCAGCAACTTCAACAGTATCAGAAGGCAGAACAGACGCTTTTGCAGTAATAAGCAAAGGTTCTGGAGCAATTGTAGATGCAAATAAAGACGGATTACCGATCACAGCAACACTTGCTGGTGGAGCGGCAACTGGAACTATCTACTTAGCAGTAAGATACGTTGTTGACTAATTCATAGTCAAAATGGGGGAGGCGTAAATTGCCTCCTCCGACAATCAAAAAATTATGTTTCAATTTTATACGCTGGTGAGCGTAATCTGTTCACCATTATTAACAGAATGTTTAAATATAAATCATCAAACAGAATTTAAAAATTTACAAGACTGCGAACGAGCAGCACAAAGAATTAATTTAAAAATTACTAGACCAGGAACAACAATTAAAAATTATTGTAAGGAAAAAAAATTATGGCAAGTGTAGTAGAAATAGTTAACTCAGCATTAAATTTACTTGGCGCATCTACAATAACAGCTCTTACCGATGATAGTAAGAATGCAAGAATTTGTAATCAAAGATATGAGCCAATAAGAAATAGAATATTTAGATCACATCCTTGGAACTGTTTATTAAAAAGAGTTCAGCTTGCACAAGATACAACGGCTCCTGTGGTTGAATATGCTTATGCTTATACTTTGCCTTCAGATTGTTTGAGAGTTTTAAAATTACATACAGGCGCACTTGATAGCATTGAATCTGATATTAAATATAATATTGAAGGTAGAAAATTAGTAACTGACGAAGCAACTGTTTATATTCTTTATGTTGCTTTAATTACCGATCCAAATCAGTACGATACTTATTTACAAGAAGCTCTTGCTGCGCAGCTTGCAGCCGATATTGCTTACGGTATTACCAACAATGCAACGCTTGCAAAATATTATCAAGAACAAGCTGATGAAAGATTAAGAGAAGCAAGATTTATTGATGCAACAGAAAATAGTATTAGCTCACTTGAAAGTAATGAATTCACAGATGCGAGGCTATAAATGGCTCGTACAACATTAGCGCTTACTTCTTTTGTATCTGGTGAGCTTGGCTCTAAACTAGATGGCAGAACTGATTTTGATAAATATAGAACAGGCTGCAAAACTTTAGAAAACTTTTTAGTTCATCCACAAGGAGCAGCTACTAGAAGAGTAGGCACTCAATTTATTAGTGAAGTTAAAACTTCTGCTAATAAAACAAGATTAATACCGTTTGAGTTTTCAACAACACAAACTTATATTTTAGAATTTGGTAATCAGTACATTCGTTTTTATAAAGATAAAGGTCAAATTTTATCAGGCGGATCTGCTTATGAAATAGCTTCGCCTTATTTAACAGCAGAATTATTTGAGATTAAATTCGCACAATCGGCAGACGTTTTATATATTTGTCATCCAAATCATGCGGTAAGAAAATTATCAAGAACAGGACATACTAATTGGCTTTTAGAAGAATTACTTTTTACTTACGGTCCATTTTTAGATGATAATACTGAAACAACTACTTTAAGTTCAAGTGCGATCTCAGGTAATGCAGTAACTATTACTGCATCAGCTATAACAGGAATAAATAATAATACAGGCTTTCAAACAACGGATGTTGGTAGATTAGTTAGTATTGGTTATGGACTAGGTTATGCAGAAATAACTGCACGAACTTCCACAACCGTTGTCACAGCAGATATACTTGAAACATTGGCACCGAAAGTTAATCCATCTAAACTTTCAAAAGAAATTTCATCATCTGATACAACAATCGTTGTAGATAAAATTGATGATTATGCTGCAACAGGCACAATTAGAATTGATGATGAATTAATTACTTACACAGGCAAAGATGCAGCCACAAGAAGTTTTACAGGTTGCACTAGAGGAACCAGCTCAACCACAGCTGTAACACACAGAACTTTAGCTTTTGTTTATAGCACAGAAAATATTGCAACGACTAAATGGAAACTTGGAGCCTTCTCTAATTTTTCAGGTCATCCTGCTTGCGTATCTTTTTTTGAACAACGATTAGTTTTTGCTGGTACAAATACAGAACCACAAACAATTTATTTTTCAAAATCTGGCGATTATGAAAACTTTGCAACAGGAACTTTAGCTGATGATGCGATGATTTATACAATCGCTTCTAATCAGGTAAATAGAGTTAGATATTTAAAAGCACAGAGAACATTAATTATAGGAACCACAGGCGGAGAATTTACAGTCACAGCAGATGGAACAGACGCTGCAGTTACACCGACAAACTTAACAATTAAAAAACAAAGTTCATTTGGAACTGCTGATGTAGATGCTTTACCTGTTGGTAATGCAGTTATCTTTTTACAAAAAGCAAAAAGAAAATTTAGAGAGTTAGCGTACAATTTCGATTCTGATGGTTATGTCGCACCAGATCTTTGTATCTTAAATGATGCTGTAACTGATAGTGGAATAAATGAATTTACTTATCAGCAAGAGCCTTCAAGTATTTTGTGGGCTGTTCGAGATGACGGAATTTTAATTGGTCTTACTTACCAAAGATCTGAGAATGTAGTTGCTTGGCATAAACATAAATTAGGTGGTTCTTTTGGAACTAATCAATTTGGTATTGTTGAAAGTATTGCATCTATTTCAGGAACTTTAGATGAAGATGAATTGTGGGTAATTGTCAAACGCACAATTAATGGATCTACTAAAAGATATATTGAATGTTTTTCTGATTTTGATTTTGATGAAACTAACTCAACAGACTTTAAATTTTTAGATAGCTTTTTAACTTATTCAGGACCATCTACTACTTTAAATGGTACGATTTCAAGTTCAGCAACTTCTATTGTATTAACGGATGCTAGTTCATTTACTGCGACAGGAACAATCTTAATTGATAACGAACGTATTTCTTATACAGGTAAATCCACTAATACTTTAACAGGCTGCACAAGAGGATTTAATAGTACCGCTGCAGTAACACACACAACAGGCGCAACTGTAAAACAAGTTGTTAATTCATTTTCAGGATTATCACATCTTGAAGCTCAATCAGTTGGCATCCTGGCGGATGGATCAACACACGCTAATAAAACTGTTTCATCAGGTGCAATAACTTTAGATCGATATGTTAATAAAGCAGCTGTTGGTTTAAATTATTCAAGTGTACTTCAAACAATGAGAATTGAAGGCGGAGCTGAAGAAGGAACTTCACAAGGAAAGACTAAAAGAATTTCAAAAGTTGTTCTTAGATTATTTGAAACCGTTGGAGTTAGAGTTGGACCAGATTTAAACAATTTAGAAACTATACCTTTTAGAAGTTCATCAGATCCAATGGACACTCCTGTTTCAACTTTTTTAGCAGGTGATAAAGAAATAGAATTTAGAGATGATTACAATACCGATGGATTTATTTTTGTAAAACAAGAACAAGCATTACCTTGTTCGGTTCTTGCAATTTATCCAACGGTTGTTACATCGGATGGTTAATTATAAAGTTATTCCGTATCGTTCTACACATGGAACGGAAATTATAAATTATGGAATGAATGATCCATTAATGGATCAGGATGCAGAAAATTACGAAAACAGAATTGATATTGCTGCACCAGGACTATCATTTACTTTACTAGCTAATGAGCAGCCAATTGTTTCAGGTGGAATTTATCCGCTCTGGCAAGGCTGTGCTGAAGGCTGGGTATTATCAAGTAAAGAAATATTTAAACATAAAATTAGAGCTGCCATTCTTGTTAAACATAGAATGGATATGCTTTGTATTAACAATAAAATTTGGAGATTACAGACAGCAGTAAAAGAAGATTTTAAACTTGGAATACGTTTTGCAAAATGGCTTGGACTTCAAGAAGAAGGAGTAATGGTGCAATACGGACCAGATAAAACTAACTACTACCGCATGGCTAAAATATATAAAATATGAGTTTTTTAGGAAATATCGCAGCAGCTGAAAGCGCAAAGGCAATTGGTAATTATAATAATAAAGTTTATCAACAACAAGCAGCACTTAAAGAAAAACAAAAAGAACAAAGACAACAAATATTTAATACAGTTACAAGACCACAAGTTGTTAGAAAACAAGAAACTCAATATTCACAATTTTTAGTTAATGTTTTTAAATCAGGTGCAGAATTTAGACCTGGCACTACTCCTTATTTAGTTGGTTTAGAAAACAAAAATATTGATGCCTTTAATATTGCAACAGCAGAATTTAATGCAATTACTGAAAGTGAAAATATACAAAACGAAGCGATCATGCTGCGTTCACAAGGACAAGGTGAATTGTATAAAGCTAATCTTACAGCACGAAGTCAATATATTGCAGCCGTTGGTAGCTTATTAGGCGATGCTAATATGGCTTACGGTGCTTACGACAAATATTCAACAAAAACAACATAACCTTAATTATGGCTATTCTTAAAATTTCAGAAGTAATCACGCAGCCTGAAGGATTAAAGGTTCCACAATCATCATCTTTAACTTTACCTTTGTCACTTGTAACTGAGCAAGCAACAGGAATTGGTAATATTGGAAAACAATTAGTTAAGATTTACGAAGATCAAAAAGATAAAGAAGATAACAGCACTTACTTAGATATTATAACTAAAATATCTCCAGAGCTTTCAACAATCTATTCTGCAGCATCTAATGAAACAAACGTATTAAAAGGTGCGCAAATATTTAGAGATACAATTAAAGAAAAAGATTTTTTATCTCAATATCCAGACATTAGTCGTAATGCCAAAGATAAAATTAATACTTGGCTTGTTAAACAACAAATAGAATTACTACCAAAACTTTCATCAAAGATTACAGAAAACAGTATTAAAAAAACTGAAGTAACAAATGAAAATTATTTAACACAATTAAATATAAAACGATCAACCGTTACTAATCCTTATGAAGCTGCATTAGGTGATGCTGAATTTAATAAAACTATTAACGATCCAGCATTTAAAAATATTTATGATGCAAAGGAATACGATAAAATTGTTAAAGATAAAAATTTACAATCTTTAAGATTTATTGTTGAAAATAATACTAAGCTAGATCCATTACTTACAATTAATAATGCTGAAACTATTGCAAATACTTTTGGAGAAAAAAGAGCTAATTTAATTTTAGAAAATGCAAAAGCAAGATTAGTATCAGAGTCCACTAAAAAACTTGATCGAGAAAAATTTGAAACTCGTGCAACAACAGAGTCGCAAAATACTTATTTTGCCGAACTTTCAACTCGTATTAATAATGCTAATAAAAATCCTAATGATAAAGAAGCAATTGAAGCACGACCAGATTTAGATTTTATTTATGATCTTAAAAATAAAGGATCAATTAATTCAGCTCAATATGCACGACTTGTTCAAACTTATACTAGCAAAGAAGTTTTAACTGACGATCAATTTTTAAATGAACTAAATGTTCAAATTGCAGTTGCTGACAGCGTAGATAAGATTGATATTTTACAAGAGATTGTTAATGCCGATGTAACAATAATGAAACGATTAAAGGTAGATGATTTAGTTAAATTTAATGAAATATTAAATAAGTCAAAAGAAGATCGTAAAGGTTTTAGAGATTTCCAAAATTATTTAAAAATATTGCAAGCTGATGTGGGTGATCCAACAGGTGTATTATTTGCATTTAATAAAGATGCAGGTGACGCAAAAACAAGAGCGGTCAGAGCAGCAGAGCGTTATAAGAGTTTTGTTTATGAGGAGAAAATGAAACCTGAAGATGCTTATGTAGCAGCTATTAAAGATGAGCAAAAATTTATACCTAAGATTACTCAAATACCACAGCCAGAAAGATTTACTCCAAGGTTTAGAGAATTTAATCAAGAAAATTATAAAGATA